GCGTAGGATTCTAATCCTGCTGTTTATCCTCCAACCTTGTGATCCTGGTCTGAGGGGGCCAGGATCACATCGGAGTTTTTATGGCAATCCAGAATGGTTACTGTACTCTAATTGAGTTCAAGGCTTTCAAAGATATCGGTTCCACTGATACTGGTGATGATGCTGTCATTGAATCAATTGTGGAGGCTGTGAGTCGATATATCGATAAGGAAACTAATCTATTCTTTTATGATGATCAGGCTGCGGTCCGTTGTTACTCTCCGGAGATGGGCGATATGCTCCAGTTAGATGCTCCGCTGTACGGTGTTGATTCTCTAAAGACTGATGATGATGGTGATGGTACTTACGAGAATACCTGGGCCACGACTGATTATCACTTGATGCCCTTGAATGGCGATACTAAGCATTGGATCCGGACTAATCAGAATGGGGATTATGCATTCCCTGTTGGGGTCCTGGCTGGGGTTGAGATTACTGGTGATTGGGGTTATGCTGCTGTTCCTGCTGATATCAACTTGGTCTGCATGAATATCGTAAAGAACGTGAACGGTCGGCGTGAGGGTCAGGGCGATGAGGCTGTGCAGATTACCGCTGCTGGTGTCGTTATCACTCCCAAGGATATTTCTCCCTATGATCGGAAGGTCCTGAACCAATATCGGAGGCCCAGGTGAGTCTGCAAATCGTTGCGGTTGCTGATTCGATTTCGAAGCTTACGGTTACTGGTGTGACCTTGAAGGATCTGAACGAGATTCCTACCAGTGTGTCAGCAAGGGATTGTCCAATTCTATATCCCAGGCCGGATGGATTTATCTCCGGCTTTGATCCTGAGCGGATGAGCATGGGATCTGGATCTGGAGCCCAGCTGAATGTAACTTACTCCCTGAACTATCGTTTTTTGTTTGCTAAGATTGGGACCGAGCGTGGTCTGTTTGCTCTCTATCCGACCTTTATTGCGAAGATTGTTTTGATCGCTGATCGTATGCTGGTTAGTGATGCGATTGCTGGCCTGGTTGATCTGCAAATGATTGATATCGGTGAGGTCGGTCCGGTGTCCGATCCTATGGGTAATATGTTTCATGGCTGCGATATCTCTTTTGAGGTATTGGAGTTTGTGAATTGAGGTGATGAATGACTAGATCTCTTGTAAAAAATACCAGGGTTTATGTGGATGGTTACGATCTGTCCGGTATGGTCGCTGCTCCACCCCCAACTATGTGGGGTTTTACTCAAAATGATTGGGCTGCTATTACGGATCCGGTTGTCGGTGTTCTTCCTGGTCGATGCGATATCCGAGCTGGAAGCATCAATGCGGTGATTGACAATACCACTACTTCTGGTCTGCATGCTGTGATGTCTACTCCGGATGCAGTTCGGGATCTGATGATTCCGATCGGGGGCATTGCTACCCCAGCTGCTGGTGTTCCGGCTTTTATGGCCCAGCTTACTCAGCTGAACTACAAGGCTGCTGGTGAAGAAGGAATTGTCCCTGTCACGATCGAGCTTGGGGGCTGGGATGAGCGTGGTGATACGAAGGCTTATCCGATTCCCTGGGGGCATCTTGTTCACGCTAATGGCGCTGAGACTGGTGTCAACTCCGCTGCTGGGATTGATCCTCATGGTGCTGCATCTTCCCTGGGTGGATTTATGATGTATCATGCTTTCGATGCTGATGGGACTGTTACCATCCTGGTTGAGGAAGCTTCCACGAATACTGATGGAAACTTCGATACTCTCTCCGGTGCGACTTCCGGTGTGATCGATCCGAGTTCGGCTCCGGTGTCTGGTGTCCTGGCCCTGGGTACGACCGCTGCGGTGAAGAGATATCTCCGCTGGCAGATTGATTTAGGAACTGCGACTACTGTAACATTTGCTCTGGGCTTTGTCCGGGGCATTCACTAGAAATATGAAGGAGTAAATTATGACTGCAAATACTGGTAGAACTTCAGGGAAGTGGATAAAATGGCAGCTAGAAGATTCGGCTGGTACGCTGCGTGATCTTCCTATTTCCAGCATCAACGGTTTGGGCCTTAATTATCCGGAGGTCGATGTTTCGGCTATCCAGGATGCTGTGAAAGGATTCCTTACTGGTCAACCGGATTACTCTCTGGAAGTCGGGGGTCCGTTTGATACCGCTGCAGCTCAGGCTGCTTCAGGATCTGGGGCTGTCGCTGCCCTGTCGGGATCTCACACTGTTCTATATCCATTGAATGGTGTCCTGACTCCGTTGGGATTCGCAATCTATCTTGGGATCCGGCATGCATGGGAAACTGGTGAGCCAGTGTTTGGCTTGGCATCTTCCGCTGCTAATGGGTTGATCGAAGTAAACTACAATCCGGATTTCATCAACGGAACCTATACGGCCACTTTCCGGCTGTATCCTGGCTCCGCTGCTCCGGCTTGGGGAACTGCTGCGATAACCTAATCAAATAACAAAGGATGAATAGAATGTCTAAAATCATCAAGAGTTCAATCAAGAGTCCAGTGGCTGAATTTCCTGGCAAGGTTACCTTACCCGAATTTCTCACGATGCCCCAGGTGTTACTTTACGAACGGGCCATTGGAGAAGTTCGGGTTTTGCTCAAAGCGAAAGCTTCCCAGACAGAGATTGACGCTGTTGTCTTGACTACGATCTGTTCTGTGGTTGAGTCCTGGGAGATCGTTGGGGATTTCTGGCCTGAAGGAGTTATCTCTCCGGATAATTTCCCTGGTTCACCCAGGGTTCCAAGTGGTCTATTTATTGCCTGGTTGATTGAAGAGATCGGGAAGATATATAGTCCTGCAATCCCAAAAGCATAGGAGTCCTAGCATTGCTGGTGGGCGATGGGGCTGAGATTGAAACTTCACCAGAGCTGTATCTCAACTCCCTGATCAAGAGGTATGGGGTCCAGGGTGTGGTCGGGAGAGTGCTTTCTGGTCATGAGATTCGATCAATGGAATTTGCTTTGAAAGTATATAATTATTATATGGAATTGAAAGCTGCTCCAAGCATGGCATCCTGGGCTTTAGAAAACCCGGGGAAATATAATCTGCTGCAGGATCTGCTGCAGCTGAGGGCTGAGTGGGGTTATGAGTAAAAATAACAATGTCGATATCGTTCTTCGATCGGTTGATCGGGCTTCCGAAGGTATCAAGAAAGTCAATAAAGAGCTGGGCAATACTGGTGCTGTAGGAAAGAAAACCAGCGCAGCGATGAAGATGTTGGGGACCGCTGTCGCTGGCATTGGTTTCCTGGCCCTGGCTAAACAGGCTGGGACGTTTACTCTTGAGGCTACTAAGCTATCTGCGAGGGTGGAAACGCTGGGCGTAGTAACTTCTACGCTGGGCCGGAATGCTGGATATACCACTACCGAGATTCGGGTCTTAGAGAGAGCTATTCAAGCCCAAGGAATTACGACTGAGAAGTCAAGACAATCCCTGGCTCTGATGATGCAAGCCAATATGGATCTGGCTGATTCAACGGATCTGGCTCGTCTGGCTCAGGATGCCGCGGTGATCGCTGGTATTGATAGCTCCCAGGCATTTGAGCGGTTGGTTACTGTGATCACAACTGGATCCGCTCGCATGGCTCGCACGATGGGCATCCAGGTGAATTTCAATCAAGCTTATGAAAAGATGGCTGAGAATCTTGGCGTGACTAAAGACGCTTTGACTGAGCAGCAGAAGGTCCAGGCCAGGGCTGATGCGGTGATGAAGCAGGGAGCCCAGATTGCCAATACTTACGCTGCTGCGATGGATACTGTTGGGAAACAGCTTCAGTCGACTCCGAGATATTGGAATGAGTTCAAGGTCGCTTTCGGTGATCAGCAGGTAAGTATGTTAGGCAAGTTGAATCTTGCATGGCAGGGCTTTCTGGAAACTTCCACTGATTCTATGAATGTTCAGAACATGGCGAGGGATGCAGAAGAAGCTGGATTGATAACCAAGCGTGAAATGAGGAAAATTATTAGACAGGTGGGGGATGGTACTTTAGATACAACTGAAAAGATAGAAGAACTCACAGATGCAATGGATGCCCAGGCGATTGCGACTGACAATGATGCCGAGGTTCTTATGCGAGCTGCAGATGGCATGAGGGCTTTGACTTCGGCTGAGATTGCAGCTGGTCAAGCTACCAGTGATGTTACCGAGAAACAACTCAGGCTTGATCAAATTCTGGCGATCGGTGACGGTGATTATGAGAAGGCTACTAGGATCGGTGAGCAGATTGCCCTGCTTGAATTTAATAATGCTGAACTCGAAAGGAAGATTGCGTTGCTGGATACTATTGATGGGATGGTTGT